GCGGATGCAAGACAGCTAAATAAAAGTGTTGAGAATAGCTTTGCGTATGAGATGGATAAAAGTATCTCTGCGATAAATAATAGTTTAAGCAAAAATTTGAATAGAAATTATCAAGTTATTTTACCAGCAACTAAAATAGGTAAAAGTCAATATCATAGGGTTAATTTTCCAAATATTAATGTTGATGGCACTATGTTATACTGTAGAATAATAGACAATAACCACTGCCAATATAATCTTATGGATATGGGTGATTTTCTTATTCTTCCATTGTTTCGAGATACATCAAAATATGGCTGGCGTATTCTTGTTGATTCTGACGGGTCATATGTTTCGATATATTATGATGCTACAAATAAACAAATTATTGTATATTCAAGTTATGATGATGCGGAAGTTGGTCTATGGTTATTCAACTGGAAATTTTAATAATGCTACTTACAATGGTAAAAAAGTATACCATAAGCACTAAAATCCCCACATGGGGGAACATATATTTTTATATCTTGCCCGCTTATATAACCATACGACAAGACTATGTTTCCAGTTACACCGTCCCAAGCACTCACGGGAAACATATAGGCATTACCGTCTATAGTATGAGCATGGTCGTTTAGTATGGCTACCTCAGAAGCTGTTGCTCGATTACCCAGCTGTACATCAAAACTTACAAACATCATTTTTGTAATTGAATTATAAAATGCTGTATAGTTTCTCATTCCACTAACAACATTTACAAAAGTGAACTGAGTTAAACTATTATTTATCGCAGAGATACTTTTATCCATCTCATACGCAAAGCTATTCTCAACACTTTTATTTAGCTGTCTTGCATCCGCAACATATCCCTTTTCGGTCGTAACAAGGTTGTTTGCTATATTTGATTTATCGAATTTAGAATTCAATATTTCTTCAACACTTTGTAATGTCCCTGTATTAGTCCATGCCTGTGTACCTCTATCTGTATATCCTGTCATAATATAAGTGTTACCTGTTTTCACATCAAGATAATGAGAACCCGTATTAGCCCCATTAACTGTTGACGGTACTACTATTCCATACAATGTATAAAGATGACTTCCAACCCATTTTTGTGCCATTCTTTTTAACATTTCTTCATAAACTACTTGATTTTGCACAGGATTTGAACTATATGAATTTAGTTCATTATCAACATAAGAAGTTTTTCTTTCGCAGCACCATATACATTTTTTAACCATGAATAAACATCTTTCCCAAGTGTACTCTCTGACTGGCTTTCATACCACGATGTTACATTTTCACCCGGTATCATGTCGGCAGGCTTGCAGCCACTGCTCCATGCCCTGATGACTTTACAGCCGCCTACACCTGCAATATCGTTTATCTTTTCTTTATAGTCCGCTTTATTTCCTCCAAAGGCAATCTGATTAAATGACGAGAAATATCTTTCTCTGAATACTTCCACATCCTCCTCATCTTCTCCCGGAATAAGTATCCGTGTAAGCGTGGCACTCTCCATATCATTTAGATTTTCTTTTGTCTCTAAAGGTATGAGCCCGCCTAACTGCTGGTTTCCCGCACTGCCTGCCGTCTCACATATAAGCCTGTATAATCCCTGCGTGGCATCTATAACAGAAGCAACGGTATAATTAAATTCTCCCAGAGCGAAACGGTCATTTACGGCTATCTGCGTATCTGACGGCACTACTAAAAGTTCACACTCTGCATTGGTCTCCTCTTTCGGATAAATACCTCTTTCTGCTGCCCTCTTTATCAGGTAATAATAAGATGCCGTGTCAGCAAACACTTCATCCATAACCACATCAAGTGCAACATACATATTTGCAAGTTCAAGTGCTGCCGGTGCTATTGCATCATAGATTACTGAGCCCTCTCTCTTGTCAAGTTCATCACTCACATTTTCAAGCATACGCTCCATAAGCGTATCAAAATCGTTTTCTTCAAACATTATAATTCCACCTCACTTTCTATAGGTATCTGCTCGTTTTGTGCCGTGACCGCCGTAAATGTTATATAAATGGTTTTCTTATCAACTATTGCCGCCCCGAAATCTTCCACTGATTCTATTCTGTCATCCGCCGTGACCGCCTCAGTAACTCTCTGTTCTATCTCACTAAGTACATACAACATTGATTTTCCGATAAGGTCATTAAGCTCTATGCCATAGTCCCACGAATATATTTCATAAGCGTATCTTTCCGTATTTAATATCTTAAGAATTGCCTGTTTTACCGCCGCTTCATCATCCGTCTTTCCGAGAAACCCTGACTTGTCATCCGTCACATACATTGCATATGTCTTTGATGGTTCTTCATATTCTTCAAAATCATAATCCTGTTCCTCGTCGACTTCCTCGTCATATTCATTATTAGGTATCATCTGCCACCATCCTGTCTACTACAATGTACTCCTGTCCTCCTGCCCTGCGAAACATCAAAACACTTTCACCCACCTTTAATGAATTGTAGATTTTTACATTTTTCTTTGCCTCTCCCTCGCCTACTTCCTGCACATAGTCAGTTACATTCCGTGTCTTTATCAGAAAATCATCTTCTATTACAAGGGCATTTGATACTTTAATCTTAAGCGGTTCTGTTCCTATTACATTTCCAACGATATAATCACACGGTCTTGATGCTTTCACGGCTTCAACCGCCATCTGTTTTATAAGCTGCACAATACTTGAATTAGCCACTGACAAAACCACCTCCCGATACAACAAGATCCATAGTGTACTGTCTGTTGTTAAACTTGTGTGTTACCTTTTCGACAAGCATATAATTTGATACTTTCATGTCGCCAAGCTCCAGCATAACCGGAACAAGCGAACCTGCACGCACATTCGTATTTCCTATGACACCGCTTATACTCAAAGTCTTATGCTTTTTATTGTATATCTTCAACAGTACCGCCGATTTATGTTTTCCCAGTTTGGGTGTGTCAATCTTTTCTACATATTGCAAAACACCCCACCTGTTTATGCTCTTACTGTTCTTTGTAACATACAGGTCATAAGTTCCTTTCTTTTTCTTATTGTCTTTGTTCTCATAAATAAGTTTTATCTGGTTATATACATCCGAGTCTATACTTGTCTGATACGAAAATTCTTCACCGGTTTCCTTGTCGATAAGACAGCCATTTACTTTCATGTCGGAAATCTTTTTTAAACGGAGCTTTCCGACCTCATCAAACAAAACATAAACCATCCCGGTGCTGAGCACGGTATCATCAAGACTGTTCTGTATAATATCAAAAAGCGTTGTGTTATCCTCAATAGCTGACATTCTATAGCCTGTATTCGCAAGTTTTCCACAATTCATATTAAAACGCTTTGCTATAATGTTGATAACTTCATCCGCCCTCTTTTTCTTATATATGAGAGTTTCTTTATTTTTCAGATACCTCAACTGATCATATACGGTAAATGTAACAAAGCCGTCTTTTTTAAATGACCTTGTAAATATAAATCCATAGAAGATTTTTTTCTTATCCACGGTAACAAGCACACTGTTTCCCTCAACTATTTTGTATCTTTTCTTATACTTAGTTTCAAAGGTCAGCTTGCCGGGTGTCCCGCTTCTCTCCCATGTAATACTTGCACCCTCCAAAGCAGGTATATCATATCTCTTGTTTCCATTCACTACCGTAATAGTCACTATACCCTCAGGAAGTTTTGTTGTTTCCTTTATATCGGCACTTATCTTTTTCTGCGTCGTTTCTTTCTCTTTCAAGATTTTTTTCAGACCAGCCAGTTCTTTTTTACTACTCTTAGTTTTTTTCGTCGTAGTTTTTGTTGGATATTTAGGTACACCATATCCTGTTATCGTTGCATTTGAAAGTGGATATGTCCGCCTTGCAACCTTGTCCGAGGTATTTCCCTCAATGGTATGTAATGTACTTCCAGAAACTTTTTCAACAATCCCGACATGACTTCTGTTTGTCTTGAAATATACTATATCTCCACGCTTTGGTGTATATCTGCCTTTGTATCTGAACAATCCTTTTTTCTTAAACCATGCCATTCCGGCAGAGGTTGACGCTGTCTTTGGCACTATCGAAGCTGACACCCCGGCTTTATATGCACACCATGAAACAAACATATGGCACCATGCAGCTCCATTCATGCCATACCACGCTCCATACTTTGTGCGATTGTTCCCCTGTTCCTTATATCCAAGCTCGCCAATCGCAACATCTACTATATCTTTCGCCATAACACACCTCACTTTGGCAGTTTCAAAACCGTACCTTTATACAGATACAATCCGTTAGACGATGACTTTCTGCCATGCTTTTTCGCCGCCTGTTCAATCCTGCTTTTATTGAGTTTATATATCTCTTTCCGCCTTGATGAACTGCCGAGCTGTTTTTTCGCTATATTGAGCAAAGTATCACCTTTTTTTACTTTGTAGGTTTTTGCCGCACTTTTAGAGTTTTTTCTTGTTTTCTTTTTTGACGCTTTCTTTGATGATTTTTTAACCACAAGTTTTTTTATTCCCCACTGGCGGTATTCTTTCATTGTAAGTTTTACGGCAATATCAAGCCCATAACTCTCGACATCTTCCATTATCTCGTAATCTTCGATTGTTACATACTTAAAGACTGTCTCCAAATTAGTTGCAATCTCATAATAATGTTTTCTCCTGTCTTTAATAATTTCCGTTACATGAATCCCTGTTCCGTTTATAATCCCAAGCTGACCGTCATACAAATCTACATTTTTAACCAATTTAAAACTTACCGGCTTATTGCTTTTTTTCCATTCTTCAAGTTTTCCCAGAAAATACTCCGCATTCTGAAATACATCTTTTTCATATTGAGCAAAAGGATATTTCTGAAATACCGGCAATATCAATTCGTCTATTGTTATTTCCGTCAGACCCGGGGTCTTTATAAGATTGACTTCACCCTCGTTAATAAGGGTGATAGTCTTATTGTTATTGCCAATCTTATATGATATTTTTCCGGGTGTTACAGGAAACAGCACATCTTCTATATACATTGAATACATTATATATGCACTCCTTCCGCTGCTGAAATCATCTGTTCTTCCATTGTCTTTCTAAGGTGCTCTGTCACACCGTCAAGGTCGAGTTCTTTGCTTATTTTGTTGTGATTTGTCTGATGCACTGTTATCTTTGCCGTAGTAAAACGGTTTATGTATTTCTGTGCCGCCATATCACGGATATATTTCAAGCCCTCACTTGTTGCCGTAAGTGCCTGTGCCGACTTTGCCGTATTCTTTGCCGTGCCTGCCGTGTTTTTCGCAGTTGCGGCGGTATTTGCAGCAGTAGCCTGATTCAGATTAGTTCCCTGAGTTTTTCTTAAAGTTTTCTCATAATCATTTTTATTCATATCCGTTGCAGCTTTTTTGCCACTAAACATATTTTTGACTTTATTTGTCACTCCGTCACCAAATGATGAACCTGATTTGTAGGCTTCACCATAATTTTTTCTTTTAATCATATATTTTGACGGGTCAACTGTCTTAACATATACTTCCTGTTTTCCAACAATCCCATCAACATAATTACTAAACTGATTTCTAAACCCGGATATTCCATCTGATAAATCTGTTCCTATAAGTGCATCTATAGTTTGAGCAACTGACTGAGCAACAGACATAATCGTATCAAGCAGGTCACAAAAGAGTTTTGCAACAGCTCCTACGGGGTTACGAAAAACATTTCCTAAAAAGTTAGCAAGTTTAGCAATTAAATTCCAAAGTTCAATCAACAATGAAATAATAGTGTTGACAACTCCTATGATAAGATTTTCTACAACTGATACTACAACTTTCAGACTGCCACATATAACACCAAATGTACTTTTAACAACTCCACCTGTTCGAGCTATTTTAGCTGCAACCAATACAAGCACTCCTATAAGTGCCACTATCAATAAGATAATCCAAGTCAACGGACATGATAGCAATGCCGTGTTAAGTCCAAGCTGTGTTGCCGTAGCTGCCGCAGTTGCAGTCACTTCAGTTCCTGTGGCTGCTGCGTGTGCGTATGCCGCAACACACATAGCCATCTTTATCCCTGTAGATACAAGCTCCACCGCTTTTACAATAGCCATCGCTGCACAATATGCTGCTATTGCCGCCGCAACACCATATACTATCGGACTAATTGCAGACCAGTTATTTATTACAGATGATGCACAATTTGCTATCCAGCCTGCCACCGGAGCAAGCAGGGTTATTGTCCCTGATGCAATATTTCCTACATTGTTAAGCACTGTTTCAGCCGTACTGCCAAGACTTTTTATGCCGTCTAATATCGTTCCAAAGCCGGCATTTGACAGTCCCTCATTTACACCGTCTATCACACTGATAAGACCTCTTGTTACTGCTGCCTTAGCATTTGCTATGGAAGTTGCCCATGTATCACCTGCTTTTTTTGCGGCACCTGATATATTAAGCACACCATTTGTTCCGTTTTCAAAAGCACCTGATACCGTGTTGATAAAGTCCTGTGCGGATATTGTTCCCTTTGATAGATTTGACTGCACTACGGAAGATGATTGTCCTGTTGCTTTTGCATATATTCCTACAGCATCTATTCCTCTGTCTGTCAATCGGTCAAGCTGATCCATCTCAACTTTTCCTTTTGTCATCATCTTTCCTAATGCGTCCGTCACCTCACGCAGAGAATCATTTGTTCCGTCGCCATAAAAAGCAACGGCATCCGACCATGCCTTTACCTGGTTTACGGCATCACCTGTTCCCATTCCTCTTGTAACAAAATTCTGAACGGAACTTGCCGCGGTATCAAGACCATAGGCTGTACCTTTTGTCATATCCTTAAGTTTTGCAAGTGATGCCGTGGCAACATCTGAACTTCCTGTAATCGCTGTCATTGTTCTGCTATAGTTACTCATGGTATCCATTCTGTTTATAGCTGCGTCCATCTGACCTTTAACCGCACCTATAGCTGATTTGACTATTGATAATCCCGCTAAAGCTCCTACAAGTGACTTTGCACCTGATACTCCGCCCTGCATACTTTGATTAAAGTTTTGCTGGCTTCTCGTATTTTGTTCGATTGCATCACCGACACGGCTTGTCTGTTCTGTCATTGCCACCGGAACTGCCGTCTGGGATAATTCTTCTCTCAATCCCTGTGCTGCCGTTGTCGCCTGATGCAGTTCACTTCTGATATTCTCATAGGCAGACGCATCCACATCGGTATTCATTGTATTGTTCAATGCTTCCATCTGCGACACAGCCATGTTCACTGAATTGATAATATTCATAAGCGGTGCACTAAATCTGTCTACAAGCTGTATTCCTGCCTGTATTGAAGCCATATCATCACCTGCCTCTCGCCTTTCTCTCAGCCTTTTTTTCTTCTTCCTTTTCTGCTTCAATAACAATATTTATCGAAGCTATGATAAAACTTTTTTCACTTTCTTCCATCTCAATCCATTCTGACGGTCTGATTTTAAGTTTATGAAGGGCATAATGAGCGTATGCGGCTTCATTATCCCCTCCGTTTATTAGTTTTTTGCCTCTTCCACCTTGTCATCCAATGAATCAGAAAAGCCCTGGAAATCCTGAACCCATGTGCATAAATCCTGATATTCTCCCGGATCATCCACCATTTCATATACAAGATCCTCAGGTTTCTTTACCCCGTAGCTGTCCTGAAGTTCTTTGTTATAAAGATCAGGTGTTACCGTAGAAGCAACTATCATACTTACAAGATACTTTGATGTATTAAGTTTAGGACGATACATATTCGGCTTACCCTTTACCTGAACATCTATTGTGCAGTCATCACGAATCGACTCATTAAGTTTTGAACTGATATGCTTAAATTCCCAGCGGAGTGGCTTTCCATCACTACCAAGCATTGACTTAGTCGGTGCGTACTCCTCATTTTTCTTCTGAATCTTGTTGTTTTTCATAAATCTGCTTAAGTTTGACATATTTTCTATTTCCTTTCTTTTTTAATTTATTTATGGCTGCCTTTTATGAATTTGATGTTTCCGACATTAAAAATCCGGTTAATTCAGCAAACTTCTTAGGAATACTAAAGTCCTCAAATGTAAAATCCATATCCTCGTCAAGATACTCTCCGTCAGCATCAAATTTTGCAAGTACACCACCATCTATATTGCATCCTGTCAGCACGATCTCCTGTCGTCCTGCCGCCGAACCTTTGTCCTCATTGACTATAGTCATATCGAAATATGTATCCAAACCTGAGTCTTTATAGTTGTACATCATCTCACGAAAAACAGATGTATTGTAATGGAAAGTTGCCTTACCGGTTCCCTCCCATCCGGTTGCCTTATTTCCTTTTCCCGTCTGACCGAGAATAGGAATCTTACTCTTTGTCTTTGTAAATGTCACTTCAACATTTAATGCCTGCATAAAATTATATCTTTTATCGCCTATAGTGATATAACACTCGGCAAGAGGTGCCGCTACCGTATCTTTTGCAAGCATAACAACATTTTTCTTTGTCTCTTCTGGCATCTGAATATCCCCCTTTTTACGATATTGTGACTGTCATATACATCTTTGACATTGCATTAACTACAGTTACAGCATTTTCAACTACTACAGCTTTCTTTGTATCACCCTGTAAAACCTTAACATCTGACTCATTAAAGTTTTCTATTGCTCCAATACGCTGAAGCTCTTTGCGGAGTTTTACAAGGTCAGTCCACAGTGCAGTCCTGCCAGCCTGGTTGTTTGGCATCTTTCCGAGATACTTTGTATTAAACAAAACAGCATCATCATTTGCTATCTGATCAATGACCCTGATAGTCTGATTATCTTTGAATACATCTCCCTGCGTGTCAGTTGTCGTCACCATCGTGTTTATATCATCGAGTACACGGACTTCACCGCTCACATTATGAAATACAAATTCACCACTCTGTAAAGCCGTCTTAAGCTGTGTCTGCGTATAATCAGTATCAGGTTCAAACTCGCCATCATATACTCTGTTCTGAACAGATGCACTGACGGAACATCCACATTCTGCTCCTGTCGTCCAATACACAAGTGATGCTGCAGACTCTCCATCATCAAGTACCTTGTTTTTCACGCTGATAACTCCCATATGATCTGCTTCTTTATAGTTGTATAATACAAGCTGGAATTTGATTCCCATCTCATCACGAAGCCTTTTAACAAATGATACATAAAGTCTCTTTGTAACTTCATCCTCCACCACAACACCCATTGCGTTATAGGCAAAGGACTCAATCTTATCAAGATATTTCTGATGAGATTCTCCGGATGTGGTTCCGTTTGTTCCATCTGAGAGTTTAATCCCTGCTGCCACGGTAAGCTCTGCATCTGCCTTAAATACAACATAATCATTTGCTGCAAGCTCTTTTGCATTTGCAACTGTCTGACTGTCAACTTTTGAGGCATCAAGATATGTTACTACATCAAATTTTGACGGTTCATCCACATTCTTGGAAACACTTATCGTAATATCGTTTCCTCTCGTGCCTGCATATCTTGCCTCGGCAATGTCACTTGACGCTTTCTTTCCACCGCTGTTTAAACGGTACGCATAAAGCGTTACAGCATTGATAAAAAGGTCACGAAGCCCTTTTAATTTGTCGCTGTCATACGCATATCCGAATATCATCTTTGAATTTTTCTGAAAGTCCTCATTTGTCACAGTAAAGACCTGTTCGTCAGGACCCCAGTCGAGTTCAAGCGGCATTGTACATATACCTCTGTCAGACAGGCTTGCCGTTGCCGCCGCAGCCGACACAAAGTTTATATATGTTCCGGGTAATACTTTGTTCTGCGTTGTAAAACTTCCTCCACCTAATGCCATTATCTCACCTTACCTTTCATAAATTTTCTGATAAGCTCATCAACCTCTGCCAATGTGTACTCTTTTCCATCTTCAAGCACGGCATTGACAACATCTTTCTTATCAATATATCTGGCAGATGTTACCAGATTATCTTTCTTAAATCTGATTTCAGCCTGTGGCTTATTTTCAGATTTTTTATTATCTGCCGCAGCATCCGTTTTCCGGACACTTACGGACTTATTTTTGTTTTGCGGCATAATCATCACCTATCCTTTCGCCTTAACTCTGGAGTTCACGCTTTCCATTCTTGGTACATCCTCTTCCGGCTTTCTTACAAAGAAATCATAATTTACAAAAAAATGTAAAATATCATCCGTTATCTCATAGCTCATATCCGTACCACGAAGCAAACCTGAGTCATACGGTATTGTCTCAAGAAGCATTAACAGGTTCTCGCCAATATCGTACAGTTCCCTTTTTGTGGTACTTTCTGAAATATACTGGATACAAAACGGGTTCTGCTTTAAATATCTTTTTCCCGGATACTTTTTTATACCCGGCTTTAAGCTCTGAATAAAAAAGCAAGGTTCATCTAAACCCTGCTCTATACTCTCTATATAATTTTCATATCCATATTCTGAATAAAGCACATTACTTATTGACTCAGCTATCCCGGTTATCATCATTAAACACTCCCTCCAAAAATTTCTGAACTTTCTTTTCAATTATCTTTGGGGCGGCATTTTGTAACTCCTGCACGGATACTGTCATCATAAAACGACCCTCTACCCAGCCACTTTTAAGTTTCTTTCCTATCGCCGGCACATATCTGCCCGGTGTCTGTCTGTGGCCGTACTCGACATAACTTGCATATTCAACAGGATTTATTATCTCCACTTCATATGCGTTACCTGTATTCCTTATCTCAAGACTTGATACGAAGTCCTCAACATTAGATGTTCCTCCATCAGAGCCACTGGACGAAGTCCAGCCCCTGCGCAGTGTTCCACCCTTTCTTGAGGACATTACAAGAAACTTATTCTCGCCGTCATCCTCAAGGTCATATGTATCTGAATAATCGCCAACCGGTGTCCTTTTGATAACCTTTCTGAGCAGTCTTGCCGCAATCTCTTTGGCACATGACTCACAAAATTTTTCGGCATCACTCTGACTTATCCTGTTTAGTTTTGTTTGCAATTCTCTTAACTCTTTTAAATCCACACTGCCCATTCCAGCCATCTAAGCCCACCTTTCAAACAATTCAAGCACTATTTCCTGATGTGTCACATATACTGCAGGTACACCGCTGTATGTATAATCCTTTGTCACACCGTTTTGCGTCACTGTTATCTTACTTCCGGGATTTATGATTATATCAGGTGCCGTAAATAATTTAATGGTCTGTGATACCGCCATTGCCGCTGCCGTATCTGCTGCCGCCCGTTTACTCTGAAAAGACAGCTTACACGGTATGTCTTTAAGCACCGCCACATCATTAAAAGCCGTCAGATGCGTTTTTTCATCTTTGACTTTCTTATGTTCATACACTGTCATTCTACCGCTGTATGTGGCTTCCTGTGCCTTTCTTGCGGCTTCAAATGCTTTGTTTACCACATCTACCATTTTATCCTCCTGAACGATGCAAATTCGCTCTTTCCATATGACCTAAGATAATTGATAAAATTATCAAGCCGCTGCTCCGGAGTAAGCGAACTTTCCCCCGTAGCAAACACCGTGTTCGTATCTCCTGCCTGTATCTGCTTAACAGCATATGATAAATCTATGTTCAGGCTCTCAGGGGCAAATGTCTTTTTACTTAAGAGAAATTCACCCACTGCCATATCAACAGCTATATGCTCAAGTCCCTCCGGAACATCCTGCCAGTTTATTTCATTTTTTATCGTGCTTCTCACTTTCTCAACGGCAAATGTAATTGCAAACTCATCTGATCTGTCAGTTTCAACACCCAAAGAAGATAATCGTTTTAAGACCGCATCTGTATTAAACATACCTTATCACTTGCCTTTCCTGATTCTTCCTTTTGTCTGTGCATCAGGCTCCAGAGTTTCTTCGTCTGATTTCTTTTCTTCATCAGGCTCGCCCGATATCTCATATCCCATATCACGAAGTTTTTCCGCAAGCTCTGTATCATTTGTTTCAAATCTGCCATTTACAAATTTACAAAGCTGACAGCCTTTTTCCTTATCCCATATGATATTTGCAGTAAGAGGCTTTTTATTTATGATATACATATTCTTATCACCTCGCTTTATTTTACTTCCAGTCCTGTTATTGCACCATGTAAAAATGCCGGTGCATGTGCAAGTCCTATCTGGCCATAAATCTGTATTCTGTCAGATGCACCATTCTTTGCAAGTTCCTCCTCGAAAAAGTTTCCTTTTCCCGGTACCGGCTGGAATACAGGAGCTATCTGTGCCACATCTGCCACAAGCAGACCGTCTTTCTTCATAAACGGATCATAGCATATTCCGACCTTACAGAAATCACTTTCAATCTGTGTGATGTTCATTCCGGCAATGTTCTGTGTCATCTGCATCTGTGCTTTGAAGAAATCAGCATACAGATTTGTTATAACCTGTTTAATATATGAATTACAGAAAAGTACCATATTTCCAAACATTGCTCCGTTGTCAGCCATTTCCCTAAACAACTGATCCAACATATCCTTAGATAATGCGGCACTCTTTGCATCGATTGATGTTCCTGCATCCGAAGTACAAAGTTCCAACATTCCACGGGTCTTGTTTGCCGTATCTCCATCCGTTGTCTTATTGTAAGTTCCATTGAGGAATGAAAACTCAACATCCCTTGCCATCTTAATAAGTTTCTGCTGAATCTGGAATGCTTTTTCATCATTTGGATTTGCCGACTGGTTAGCCGAATTTAAACCTGACAGCCTGCCGCTGTTTGACTGCTTTGCATATGTCAGATCTATTGTCTCCTGATGAATCTGCACGACATTTGTTTTCTGATCTCTTGCTATGTGTGATGCTGCCGGAGCTGTCACTGATGCGTTTTCTGAAATATCAGGCTGTGCCGCCTCCGGAAGTGAATATTCAACACCTGTTGAAAATTCAAAATTATCTGTCTGCTTTCCTCCTGACAATCCGCCTATCATAGATAAAAACGGTGTCTGTGTAGGAGAAGCCGTAAAAAGATCACCTGCATAGTTTGGCAGATTAAATGTATTACCTGTTCCTGTTATGTTCTGTGGCATTTTCTATCACCTTTCCTTTCTTTTACATTAAAGCAATCCCGTCATTCTGAAATGCTTCCTGTTTGATATTGATAACCTCTAACTGATTGCCGTTCTTTCTCGCTTCGGCAAGTCTCGCCTCATATCCTGCCTGCTTTGAATTTGGCACCATAGAAGAACTTCCCGGCTGAAATCCGGTAAACTTTGTCTGTGGCTGCTCAGGCTCACTAAATAAAAACTTTGAGCCGTCATCAGCCTTAAGTTTATCAATCTGTTCCGAAAGACCTTTTACAAGCCCGTCATCTGACAACGCTGCATCATCGAGATTAAGCAATGCCCTCGCCGCCTTAATGTTCTTTGCACCACTCTCCGTAAGTGCCTTATCAACAGCCGTATCAACCTTAAGCTGTGTAAGTTCTTTCTCATGTGCTGCTGCCTGCTTCTTATTGTCCTCCTGAAGCTGTTTAATCTGTTTCTTAAGCTCCTCATTGTCACCGGCAGATGCTTTCAGGTCCTCAAGCTGTTTATCACGCTCTTTAACCTGCTTTTTGAGATTTGCATTTTCAGTCTGAACTTCTTTGCCTGCATCCTCAACATCAGCTTTGTTGATGCTAAGGACTTTGTCCTCCTGCTCTTTGTCAAGACCTAAATCTTCAAGTTCCTGTCGTGTCATATCTGCACCATCCTTTCCGTATCGGTTTAATGCCTTGTCATACCCGGCAATTTTCTATAGAAAAAAAGAGCAAAACCAGCGTTTTGCTCACTAAGAATTGCTTTGCAATTCTCGTTGGTGTCCCACTACTTTACGAGCATTTTCCTATAACATAAAAAAGACCATGATAAAAATCTGGTCTTTTAATATCTTTTATGGTTGCACCGGTGCAACTTTTGTTTTTTACATATCAAGCATTTTTCTTATAAGTTCCAAATCCGTAATCTCGAATGTAACTTTCCCACTCAATACATCCATATCCTCATATCGAAGTCCTGAAAAAAGCAATCTCTCACATGAACTCTCGCCCTGCACATCTCCTAAGGCTTCATATACTTTTCCCGAATTAAAATCATTTTGTGTCTGGTACTCAATATCCTCACACAACATAAATGAGGCATGAATTATCTTTTCACCTTTACACGGTCTGCCTAATATCGGAGTTATGTTTTTTATTTCGTTTATCTCTATCTTTCCATCAAACCTTGCAAGCGGCAATCTCCTGCCGGCAGTAATCACATTAAGCTCTGCATTTGTGATATTTAATGTTTTTATTAGTGTTGTCATATAATTCTCCTATATTCCATACGAAACTACCAAAAAAGAGCACGGCTCTCCCATGCTCTTTACAACAGATTATCCTCTTTTAATTCCTCTTCATATTTATCCCTTAACATCATTACTAAAAAAGTATTTAAGTCTACTTCCTCATATTTCTTTCCACTAAATATTTCAATCAGATTTCTTTTATCTTCTTCATATTTTTTTTCGGTAAAAACTTCAATCAATCCACCCTTTTGAAATTCATAATCTTCTTTGTGAAACCTCTTAATTTCTTCCGGGGTCGCTTTACATGAATAAGTCATTATACTAATCACCTTCCTAATAATTTACTTCCTATTCTGTGCCATAATCTCATCATAAATCTTTTGCAATCTTATTCCCTCTGCATCCGGCTCATCACTATTTCCAAGAATATTATTAACGATAACATCGTCAAGTGCATCCAATAAACCTTGAACATCATCAGCAGCTATAAAATCATCTATGTTCTCAATATACATTTCTAACTCTTTTACCTGTTTTAGATAAATAATCATTTTTTCGCCCTTTTTCTAGTCTGCATATATTTCTACATCATCTATTATATCTTTTATTGAACTGCCATCAAAAAAAGCTGCATTTATAACATCATCAACACTGTAACAGTCAACCGTATCATCTCCAAACCATAAATGATATGTACGCTTCATGTTTTCTACTTCCGGCATAACTCCCGATGGCTTTCCCTTATATTCAAAACGAATATCGTTGCAACAATCATCTAATATTTCATATAACTTTTTTATCGTCATATAATATCACCATTTTCCTCTTCAGAACTTTTAGCTAATGGTAACACTTTCTCAATCTTATCAATACTCAATTCTTCTGTATCTGTATCTCCATTTCTGTCTATATCTGCAAGAAAAAATTTATCTTCCTCAAAAATTTCTACGATTGAAGCTTGACAGCCATCTTTCAATAAAACTCTATCATATTGTTTAATTTTCATTTACTAATCTCCTTATTCGTTACATAAACACTAGTCAATCTTTTTTCATCTTTGTCTTGAATCCAAGCAGTTAATACATTTGCCTTTTTTCCATTTATTCCTTCGAGTTCCATAATATATTCATACCTCATTCCATATCCTAAATCACCTTTTTCAACAAATTTTGATTCATCTATATGCTTGCTAATATTTTCCATAAGTTCATCTGCATTTTCTATAGTATAACCTAATGCCATTTCAAATGCTTTCGCTTTATCTGGTGCTTTTGAATAATTTAAAGCATAATTAACAAATTTCTCTTTAGGCATTCTTGCAAACATTTGTAAATCCATTTTTATTATACCATCATTTCGCCCCTTTTCAACAGACTTTTCAAGAAAATCGTTAATACTCAACTGCTCCATATCATCTTTTGCCCCGCCTTTTACAAATGCCTGTTCCCACTCCTTATATGTCATATTCCCCGGCACATAATAGACCTCACCGTCCTCATTTCTTGCGGCTCTCTCTCCTACTATGCCAAGTTCTTCCTCATCGTCAAAATAAGGCACTGTCGTGCTCCTGCAATATACATGGAACGGCGGTGCATTTACTCCGACCTCCCACTTTGACATTGGAAAGTGTTTTCCATCCATTTTCCTGCAGATATTTGATGTATGACTGTCAAGTGTTGCCACTATCTCAAATTCTTCTACATCCAGTTCCTTAAAAGCTTCTCTCTGCGATGCGGCACTAAAAAAGGCCTGTTCTGTCATAACAAGCCTGCCTGCCGCCCTCTTTGATACATCCATTCTTTTTGACAATTTATCTATTACCTTTTGAGGACTTTCACCGAGTATTATATTTTGTGTGAGTATCTGGTTTAATTCACCGACAAGTTTTGTTCCATTGCCCCATATGCGTTCAGAGAAATTCTTACCGTCTGCCGCCCACGGACTGTTTATAACCTTGTCTATCTTTCTTTTATCTATTGTGGAAAAGTCCCAGCCTATGTGCATACCTTTCTGAATTTCATATGCGGTGTGCATATAGCCGTCTTTGTAGACATTTCGCATTGTTTTGTCTATAGTCTTTTGCTGACCGGCTGTCAGGCTTTCAATCTCCTGCCTTAAATCCATTTTCATGGCTTCAAGTCTTGATATATGATATTTGGCAGATGCGTTTTCAAGCTCTTTCATCCATCTGCCGTTGACACCATTTTCCCTGCCGTATTTTATGTACTGGTTTACATCCCACTTAAATTCCTTAAGTTCATTTGCATCGAGCAGTTTATACGCATCCTGCACAGTCACATCATTGTTTGCGGCAAGTCTGCCGTACCACTCATTTATTTTTTTGTCTATACTTTTTATTGATGTCCGGTACTGCTGTTCAATTTCCTTACAACAGTTTTTTCCTTTTTGGTTTTGTGCTGCTTCAAGCTGTAAAAACCTTTTTTTCCAATAATCTGCATTTGGCACTATTTCTCACCTGCATCCTCTTTCTTTTTCCGCTCATCCGGTGTTTCTTCCTGTTTTTCATCATCCTGCTGTCCGTCCTCCTCGTCCTGCTGCCCGAACGGCTCATACATAGATGCGGCTTCCTCCTGCTCTTTCTGCTTCTGCTCCTCAATCCTTTGCATTTCAAGTTTTGGGTCATCCACCCACGGATGTTTGCCTATTATGGTTTCATTTGATATAAGTCCCGATGATTTCTGACAGTTGTCAATTATCTCTCCCTCGTTCATCAGAATGTCACGGTTGAATATTATGTTTACTTTTTCATTTTCAAATGAACCGTGCCCTGTGTTTGCAAGGTGCATATTTACAAACCACAGAATATCTTCAAATGCCGCCTGATATTCTGTTTCCATGTCATTTGCATCTAAATCTATATCTGAATACATTGATAAGATATTCATCTGATTTGCATTACCGCCAAGCCTGTCATCTTTGGCATCATAACCCATTGCATTTTCTATTAGTGCCTTTTTGAATATCTCCAATATATTTTTATAATTTTCTGCATTTACATTTATCTCCAGTGTTTCAACACCGCCTTTTGTATCTCCGTCATATCTGACTTTGACAGCTCCAAAAGTGGCAAGATTTTTTCTAAACTCTCCGAGGTTTGTTCCATCGTAGTTCTTTAATACAAGTATTGTATTCCTTGCGTCCTCCTGCATATTATTTTCAAAATCAGACAGCATTACATTTATGCCATCCTGCAATGTCTTTACATTCTTTATAAGCGGTGTTTCAAGCTCATTTCTCTTTAAAGGTATCAGAGGTATGCGTGACCAGTTTAACCCCTCTGCTGCCCTGTCTCCGTCTGTCATAGTCACATAATAACTGTCCTGTTCCTTTACTGTTACATCCGGTATAAGCGTTGCACCATCAAGTATATATCTGTGTATGCCTGTCATATCAAAGATTTCTACTTTCTCTATTACTACCGGAATATTTTTTTCATAACCCGCCACAAGATAAAGCCTTACTGCTCCCTGCATTTTTGTATGCTCTGAGTCTTCCCAAAACGGAAGTATCTCATATGACGGAAACAATCTGAAAGTAAAACTGCCCTCCTCATCATAATAAGGATAAAGCCATGCCATACCTCCATTTAAGGCATACTTACCTGACTTTTTCAGAGTCCTCATAAACTTTTTATTAAATACCTCTTTCAGAAGCTCTGAATACTGTTCGTTGTCCGTCTCTATCGTGAACGGATTGCCAAGCAGATAATTGCTTTTCTGATTTACCATCTTTGCATACTGGTTATCTATATTGCGGTTGTTCGGAAGATTTTCAACTACCTGCAGTTTGCCGTCCTCACCTATCATTGTCCTTTTTCGCATCAGTATGTCGTGCTCATTGTCATAATATAAGTGCCCTTTTATCTGCATATGCCTTTCGGGTGAGTTCTTCCACCGCATTATGGACTGTTCAAGAAATTCCTTATCGCTCATATCGCCGTTTACTCCGTAAAGTATGAAATGAGCTATCCTGTCAATCAATCTGTTAAATCCGTTCACTGTTTCCTCCTAATCAAAGCTAAATGCATCACCTCTTGATATATCTTCAAATGCGTATCGCATTGCATCCATAAGGTGATTAAAGTCATCAATCGGTCTGTTTATCTTTTTACCTGTTTTTGTGTCTGTATCCCATGTGTAGTTGCTTATCTCCGTAATGAAATTTACACATCTCGGATGTATGATAATGTGATAATCCTGTATAAAGTCAATTCCATTGTTGATGCTGTCTTTTCCTTTTCGTGCTTTTCTTATGCCCTTTAGTCCAAGCTCTCTCAACCTGTCTATTGACTTTGGTTCTGCTGAATCGGCGGTTATCTTTTCTTTCTGATAACCCATCTTTTCAACTTCCGTGGCAATCGACTCATTGCTCATGCCCGGATTATACATTTCATCAAATACCCATATTGTTTTGCTGTTCGTGTCAATAAAACCGCAAAATAAAGCACTCGGATCGTTCGTATAACCGAAATCAAGTCCGAATGCTGTCTTTACTCCTGATATTTTCTTTACATCCTCAATCGAGAACGCTTTTTCTTCCCAGTTTTCATATACAAGACCGTCAACTATACCCCAGTCTCCCAGTCCCGCTACCTGGTATCTTCTCGGATTTTGTTTTTTCATTGTTTCAAAAACTTTTAAATCCGCTTCATCAAGCCACTCATTACATTTGTAATTCGTAGTCATTGCAAGTATATCAGGGTCTTTCTTTGCATCAAAAAAACGCTTCTTTATCCAGTGGTGTTCATTCCACGGGTTTAAAGTAAGCGTTATCTGTTTAAAAAGTCCTGAGCCATCGGGAACAGCTCCACGAATCGACTCGTCAAGCATATTAAAGTCATCTTCTGAACTTATCTCATATGCTTCCTCAAGCCACATCCAGCACAGACAGCCTACATCAACCGTTATTGATGTTACTTTCAGCGGGTCATCAAGTCCTCTGAAATATATCTTCTGTCCTGTCGGCTTGTATGTCACTTCAAGCGGCGATTCTTTTATATCCCAGTGTGCATCCACACCAAGTCTGTGAATAGCCCATTTCAACTCGGTAAAGCATGAATCTTTAAGAGTCCTGTAGGTCTTTCTGACTACAAGCGTATTTGCATCAGGATATTTCATCATATTGGTGATATACCATAGAGCTGTCGTCTTTGATTTCTTTGATGCTCGTGAACCTTTACATACACGATACCTGCCCTTATATCTCCAGTATGTCCCATATCCTTTTCCGACCAGCTCCGGCAGTCTTACATTTACTTTTCCGGACTTAGTCTTTTTATTTTCTTCAGGATATAATATAAATTTCTGATAAGCGAATATGTGCTGTGAAGATATTCTATTTTTTACCATAGGCACTTACCTAATCTTCCAAAGCATCTTCACCGGATATTACTATCGGCACGGCAACATTTACATCCACCTTGTCATTCCACATTCCAAGATGTTTTCCGAGCATTTCAAGTGCTTTCAGTTTTGAAAAAATCTTAATCTCACGCTCTTCACCGGTTCCGTTTTCTCCGCTGAAAGATTTATGTTTTATCGATTCTACACAGGCAAGGTCCTCTGGTCTGGCATCTTCTTTTATCTCTCCGCTGCTTTCTACAATATCAGTAATATTGACAAATGCTATCTTTGCAAGTTCCAAGACTACTCTGTCCTGATTTATGCCGGTGCGTCTGCTCCTCAATGCCATTGCCTCTCCAATAGCACTTTGAACCTTAACATTTCTTAACATCCTTGAACCTTGCACATCTGCTGTTTTTACTGAATATCCTGCTCTTATGGCAGCCTGTGTTGCGTTCAGGTCAACGAGGTATTCTTCAACAAATCTTTGCTGTTTTTCTGTTAATTTAGCCATATCACAACACACCTGCCTTTCAAAATATGATATAACCAAGTAATATTCCAAGCAAAATGCCTGTGAATACGGATGAAAACCATATTGTTAATAATCTTCTGATTATTGCCTTTTTTCTTAAACCTCTAGAATAAATCATCCGCTCACCTCCGGTCATTCTGCTGCCGCCTCACTCGTTTTATGTATATCCGTGTACAGAAAAGACCGGCTTTTACACCGGTCTTTCGCATATCTACATAATTAACAAGGAGGTTACTTTTCTTTTGCTTCGCAGTATAACAATATCATACTTTTCAGGTGACATTCACTGACATTTACTCCCATTTTTATTAAAATTATATAAACTTTATAAATTACATATAATTTTTTGATTTATTTTATACTCTGCGGTCTCTTTTAAAGCCGTTGCATTGTATTCTATATCAGAATACTTGTCATATATTTCAGCATCCCTGACTACCTCCATGTTCCAATGCTCAATGTAAAAGTTGTTTAATGGAAGTCTTATATTATATGGCCGCATTAAACTCATTTCATCAGTTATTAGTACATCACAATACCAGCCTTTCACACTGTCAACTCTTCTGTATTTTTCAAGTTCTATTACATCAAATTCACCATAGCATATTTTCACAAGCTCCATCCTGTCACCATTGCGCATACATATGTCACCTTCAAAAATAAAATGACCATTTCTATCTCTTAAACCTGAACATAACCTATTAACTTTCATTTCTTTTTTCCTCCAAATGCTCAAATGCCTTTTTATGTGCCCTATACACTCTTTTCTTATATTTCTCAAAATTATAGTCGAGGTCTTTTTTATCACTGTATATAAATTTCACAATATCATTCCACTCTTTTATATCAATATATCTTGCAAATAATACTGCTGCCTCGACCGGATTTTTTAAGCTTCGGATTATCTTCTCTGCCTTTATGCTTTCTCTCGCAGTCCTGCTTTTGAGAATATCAATATATTTTTCCTGTTCGAGTATCTCAGATACATCATGTGCCATGTTTGCATCTCCCGATGAGCGGCTGCCTTTTGGCATACCTGACAAGTCAGGAGAGGATATTGCCGCCATGTTTTCCTGCATATCTCTTAATCTCTTTTGTGCCATTCTTAATTTTATACGGTTCTGTCTTATGTTTCTGAAATACTCTCTCATTTTCTATACCTCCATCAATATTCTTCAGGTGCCGGATTTTCCGGCAATGGCATCCAGAACATTATCCTGTCCGCCGCAAAACTCCATCTTAATTTCCCGTTATCCTCTACAACACTCATAAGCGACTGCCTGCACTGTTCTTCATCAATCTTTCTAAATGCGATATATTCTCCCGGCTCATCAGGGCAGGCTTTTCTTCTCGTCGATACCCACTCACCAAAAGCCGGTACAAACTTTTCATTCTCCGGTAATACCTCAGGATAATTGTGTATCTCATACTGACCGGAAACAACATCGCTTTCTTCTGTGTCATTTTCTTCCGGAGGATTCATTGCATCGAAACCATTACCACTCACAGCATTTTCAGGTTCTTTTGATACGGTATCACCGCTTATATCACTTTTCTGTTCTGTTTGCTTATTTTCAACAGCACTCGACTTTTCTTTGGTAACGGCAGTATGTTCATGTTCTATAATATCCTGCTCATCTTCATCAACATCCGGCTCAATTTTAATATCTTCATTACACATTTCATATACAAATTTAAACGCATCAGTCAACTGCTGCCATGTCGTTTCCTCTGCCTCTCCGGTACGGACATTTATAATAACAGGTGGTTCATCAATGCCGTTTATTGACAGCATCAGCTTTCCTATTCCCTTTACCCTTGCCGGAATCATATCCACACCGCTCGGACTCAAAATATCGGAAAACTTTTCAGCAAATTCTTTTTCGCTATACATCGGATTTCCTGAATACTTTTTTAAAAGCTCTGCTGCCGTTTTAAATTTTTCATTATTTTCTTTAAAATAGACATACATCCACTGTTCAAATATATTTTCAAATTCTTCGGCAGGCTTTTCAGGTGTTTCCAATGCCACTTCTATATCTGTTATCTTTTCTTCGTCCCTCACTTCTTTACGGATATTTTGTATCTGACCTTTTGTCATTTCAGGCGGGATATTGTCAGCTATAGCATCAGGGAGTGTTATCATCTCGGCAAGTTTAGCTACTCCATAATCCTTGTATGCAGCCGCTATATGCTCTCCGTATCCACCCTCCGAATATTTTTCATTTATCCTTATATACCTGCTTACCATGTCCTTAGACAAATTATATTCCGATTTGGCAAAATCATTTATATTTGCATATCCGCTCTCATGCAATATCGTTGTGTCTTTTGCTATCCTCAGCAGATAGCCAATCCTGCAAAAACTGTTTGCCGCCACGAGCATCTCTTTGTCAAGTTCTGCTTTAAATTCCTTGTATGTTTTCTTTTCAGTAAGTTCCATATAACCTCCTATGCTATTTTCTGCGTATCAGCAGACAATCTTTTATTTACTATTTCTCTGTATGTTCTAAGCCATTTAGCAATCTCTGTCTCCTCAGGCTTTTTATCATAAGCTCCATACCATTGCACTATATGATCCTTTTTAATCTCAATAGTGACAAATCTTATATCCGGATTTTTGCTATGCCTTAAAAACAATATTGTACTGGTCTGTCTGTTATGTGCACGGAGATAATTATCCCCGCCTACACAGTGATGAAGTACATGACCCTCCTCGATTATGTCACTTGCCGACTTTGGAATAACTATCTGATACTTTTCATCCTTATACATATAAACTTTTGAAAGCTGTTTTATAAGTTTTGGTATCTGTGTATATTTTTCATCAGCAGTCATGCTTTTTTCTTTTATCTTCTTTGCATCGCTCTGCATAACCATTTCCTGATGTGCTGCGTCAAGGTCACGGGGTTTTGAATACACATTGTTGTTAAGATCATAGCCAAGTTCTATACGCATTTGTAAATAATCAAGATATTTCCCTGCCCTTTCATTCAGATAATGATAACCAAATCTGTTAGGATAATCGCCCTCTAAATCATCAGGACTTTCATATCCCACATACTTTGCAAGCTGATTTATAACCCTTTTAATACTCATATGTTCAGCAATCTGTAAAAGCTGCTCATATATCCTATGTGATGAATAACCGACTGAAAGTATCTCATAAAGCCATGCACAATATATCATTTCAAACTGCTGCCCCGTCTGCTTTTGAAGCCGACATATATTCAATATTGTTATATTTCCCTCCTGTTCTACAAGATAAGGTATATCTTTCTTCTGTATTCCAAGCATATCCTCCGGTCTTGCTGCTGCCATATCCATATCATTTGTCTGGTAAAAATTAGCTGTAAGCGGCTCTGCCAACTTCCACAACTGCATTTTCACAAGATATTCAAGCTGCGGGTATCTCCTATATGCCTTAAAATATCCGTGAATATCTGACTTAGGATATTTACTTAAAAATCTGTCTATGGCACAGTATTTAAAAGCTGATTTTTTTATATTTGCAAGTGACGGCTCGTATAAAAAACCTTTTGGACTCTGATATGAGTACATCCCCGAACTATTTCTGTCATACCACTCTGTCTTATCTGTCCAGCCGTCATAATAACAAAAGTCTTTATGTTCCTCTGCCTTTGTTATGAAAAGCCTTGTCATCTCAGTATATTCATAAGCCTCTTTCACATCTTTTCTTATCACCTGTGATGCGGCTACCTCTCTTATCACAAGTCCGTCTTTGTAAGTATCTGCCTTATAGAATGTCAGTTGTTCATTAAACTTTCTTTCCCTTGCCTGGTACTTTCCCATTGCTCCACATATCTCACAGCGGCTTATGATACCCTGCTTTGGTGTTGCAACAATATTTTCACTCTGACTCTCATAGCTCACTCCATACTCAGTTGCCCGTCTGTACTCACAACCGCAAGCCGAACACTTAAAATCAGCATACCGCCCTTTTCGCTTATACCACATGATATGCTTACCGAGCCTGTCAAACTTCTTTTTGCAATATGCCTTAAACTCATCGTCAAGCGGTTCTACATAACTGCATCTTTCTTTAAGCCGCTGCATACGCCTCTTATATGCTCTGTCTGCCTTTTCACCTGCAATGGCACTCTCAAGCTGCCTTACAACATAAAACAAATTCTCGTCAATAAACCGTATCGTTTTAACTTTCTTTGCATATCCTGCCACTATGTCATATGTCTCTTTAGAATAAGCCATATCACGGCTTGCATATAGTGTTGGTACTGTCTGTGGGCGCCATATCTCTGAATTTTCTATTGATTTACCCGACCAGTTCTTTGTGTCATATTCATAAATGCCATAATCAACCGGAGTGACTATAATCCGCCTAAGGGGTTTCTTTCGATTTTTGGGATAAACATCAAGTAATAATATACTGCTGCCGTCTATATCCACCACTCCTGCCGATACGCTGTAACGCTTTCCACGCTCACTGTAATCCGTAGGAATAGGCGGTATCTTAAGTATTGCTTTTTTCTTCATCTTTCTCTGCCCCTTAGTACAATGACTCAATCATCTTTTCCATAGCTTCTTTTCCATCAAGATAATATGCTTTTATAACCGCAATAAGCTGTTTGTCAGTGCCACAGCACACTCCCATGCTGCCCGTCTTATGTTTGCCTGCCGCTTTTTTCATACTCTCTATTATTTCCTTTGTATTTTTTCCTTTTCCTCTTACTGCTGCCGCAAAGGACTCATCCCTGCACAATGTCATAGCCATTGCCGCAATAGTATTAAGTATCATCTTCGTATCCTTGTCTGCATATTTCTTTTCGATATTCAGCTTACCGACAGCCGCAGAAAAAGGTGTGCAAAACGCACCCATGCCGTCAATAAAATCATCCACATCCTCTTTATCCAGTCCGTTCTCCTCTGCAAGCACATAAAGATTTTCCTTGTCACCCTCCTCTAAAAGTCCCTCAGCACTCTTGTTTATTTCCTCAGCAGACTCAAACTCACCAAACACCTTAAACATTTCTTCCTTTGCATCTTTTTTAACCTCTCTTGCCATGCGAAGCTCCTTTCCCTGTGGGGATATTCCCCACAGATTAAAACAAATAGTAAATTACTGTATGTGATACGCTATAAAGCGGTACAGTCAATAAAATCTGCCACCCATAAGACGCTTTACTACATTTAGTCCAATATACTCGCCCGCTGTCATTTCAACGCTCTTAAACGGCTTATATAAAGACTTTTCTCTCATACCGAGTTTTATTGCAATCTCCTTAAGTGTGTATGATTTTTCTTTGTCAAATAAATCAAATAACTGTTCCTGTAACCACTGCTTTAACTCCAAATCTCTCTGACGGTTTTTATGTGGTCCGTCATCACCTTTATGTTCTTCAATGGAAAGCGGTATAAGATTTAACTTAAAGTTCAATCCCCCCTGGCTTCTGAACACTATATGATGTAATTCTGCCATTATCTCCTATCCTCCATTTCAAAATCATATTGCATATTTGCAATCCTTTTACGAAGCTGTATAAACTCCGCTTCACTGTATTCATTTTTCTTTTCATCAACGACCGAAACAATGTGACCGCCCAATGCCATATCAGCAAGCAGACCGTCAATAAGCTCAATGTTCTTAATTCCTTTATACCCCGACTCTCTCTGAGCCTTAAATCTACCGTCATTTATTCCAGCTGCCAACAGTGCATCATCTATGTGAAGCTCAATATCTGACCGCTTTGTAAACTGACTGAGGACATAATCAGCTATCAAAAGTGCTGCCCTATGCTTTGTAGTACCTGAAATCTTTCCGTACTTTTCAACCGTGTAAGTCTTACCGTTCACGATAGTTTCAAAAACTACGGAAAAATTCGCAATACCGCACCTGATAGAGCCTGTCCATGTCATATCAACAAACACCCTGCTCTTTGGCAGGCCAGGTTGCACCGGTGCAACTTCCCTGTTTTCCATCACAACGACCCCTTTCTTTGTTTTCAATGTGCCATATATGTAAAATCCACCTACATAATCAGAGTAAAAAATCTTTGAACCCGTATATGTAAACTTATTTTTATAAATCTTTTCAAATATTGATGATATATCATCACCTGACTTTACCATGTCATACATCTTTTTCTTTGTGAGTGTAGTAGTGTTCACACGCTCGATAGGTCTTTTAAGATTGCGGCTCGCAGCCCACCTGTGGTGACTTCTCTTTTCCTGCTTGGTTATGTATCTGCCGTAACCCTCAAGACCGAAATCCTCATCAGGCTGTGCAATCTTGCTTTCGCTCCTGCCAAACTTCCACTTGCTCTCCGCCAAATCCCTGTCCATGGCATTGATGATGATATGATGGTGAATACGCACTTTCTTTGTATCTTCACCCTCCGGAACATACTCGATAACATAAATATATTTAAGCTCATCAAGCCCCTGTTTTTTACGCTCTCTCTTTAATGCTTTAATATAGTTATTTATATCTTTTCTGGCTCTCTCCAATGTCGGATAATATCCGTCTTTGTATGTAAGCGTTATAAGGAGATCACCTTTAACAAAATTGGTATTTAACAGCCTGATAACAGTAAGCTGTGCATTTTTATTATTTAGATTTTTCTGTGCTTCTCTTGACTCTCTGCTCTTTTTAGTCTTTGGAGTATCTTTTCTGGTATTCCATACCGGATAGATATTGCACTCAACAAAATTGCCTGATATTATCGTCTTTTCACATATCCTGCATTTTCTTATATAATCCATTTTTGCTTTTACCGGATCAGCCTGTCCTAATACCGAACTGTCATATATATCATCTAATGTAAGCTGTGCATGAGGTACCTGTGGTTTGGTTTTCCATTCCTTGCCATATACATCCTCAAAGCTGTACTGATACCATCTGCTCTTTTTTCCCTCTTTTGCCATGTGCTACCTCATATGTCCCATTTTTTAATACTCATTACAAGGACGGTAAAGGGGTTGTCCCCCTTGCAAAACTTCGTTCTCTGTGGTATATTTTAATTGCCATGTGCTTGTACTTTGTACAAGTCAGAATTAAGCCGCTTTTTTCCAAGCGGCTTTTTTCATGCTATTTTTATTTCAAAATAAATCTCAAACCAGACATCTGCACATACATACGCATCAAGTTTTTTTTGGTCGATTTCTTCCTTTGATTTATTGCGTGGTATGCAGTGAAATCCTACTTCTTTTACATTCCTTTCAAGCAGCTCCCCGGCTTTTGAAGCAAGATTTCCAACATACCCGACATAAAGAAGCGAATCCGCTTTTATATGTACTCTGGTGGCATTTGCTATGCTGTCCGTAAGTTCTTTTAACTTCATCAAATCACCCCGTATTCTGCTAATGTAACTATCACACTCACCGCCCCGGCTACAAATACTGCTGCCACGAACAATGTTGTGTGTGCAATAATCTTTAATCTTTGGTTGTCAATAACTGCTCTCTCGTTTTCAAGTTTATACTTCTGACACTCCAACTGACTCTTGCGTATCCTCTCGTCCAATATCCTCTGTTCCTCTACTGATACTATCTCCTGCATTTTTCTTTTCCTCCTGTTCTTTTCTTTTCTGTTCCTCTGCTTCTTTTTGCTTTCTCAACTGATACTGTAAGCAAATCTTTTTTATACCCATGATGATTTCTTCTTTTTCTTCCTCCGGTGTATCTATCCTGCGGTATCTGTGTACTGTACCATCTTCATAATGAAACTCTCCAACATACTCAAATGTTCCCTGGTCAGTAGTGACTGTCTCCATGGTTTCCACCTCCTGTTTATAGATATGTTTTGGGGAATTTGTCCTATCTCAAATCCGCTTAAATAATTTCAATTCTTTGCAAGATAGCGTAGGGCATAGATAAATTGCAATTACATTCATGCACAATTTTGCAATTTGTACATGCCCTATGCATATCTGCTTTTTCTCCATGCTGTTCTCTGTATTCTTCTACCTGTCGTATAGCACATTTCATGTAATCTTTATCTACTTTTCTTAAATGCTCTATTGCAGTCTTTTCGTTAAAATCACAGCGTTTTTGTTTATAACACAAAGAACATGGTAAGCCAAAATCAGCATTTTCTTTTCTATCACTCTGATAGTCAAATGCTCTTATATGCTGCATCAGACAATAAACATCTCTTTTTGTCTGTTCCTCACCATATTCCTCAACAGACTCCTTCAACATTTCAAGTGCCTGCTTATCGTCAAGACTATCAAGTAACTCCTGTGCTTCCTTAAACTTTCCCTCTGCCAGAAGTGCAAATGCCTGTTCCTCAATTTCACTTCTGCGGTCGTATTCTTCCTGTAAATCTTTTACGGCTTTTATTTTCTGTTCATATTTACTCATCCGGCTCACCTCGCTTTCACATATCTCCACAAAAGACTTAACACAAACCCGTTAAATGTCATTCCCTGTTCCTCGGCTTCCTCTTTTAATTTTCTATGAAGTTCTCTCGGAAGTCTTAATGTTGTTACTATCATCCACACACACCTCATTTCAATTTGATGTCATAATCATACGAAAAAAGTCGGGGTTTTCCCCGTTGCTTAGGCAACGGGGTTTGTCAAGTGTTGTTTTTTTATGCCGTTATTTTTGCCTTACATGACTGTCCACGCATCCCGGCTGTTTTCTGCTTTTCATGCTCAACACCCAGCATATAGCCAATAATCAGCATCTTGTTATCTGTACCTAATTCCAGAAATCCTTTGGTTACCTTTTCCACGATTTCTTTTTTATTATTTTTCATCATCATCACCTCTTTCTTTTCTCAAAACCTTTATACCTACTACCAATGTTGCTGTTCCAACCGCTATCTGCACAATCGCAAATAATAACTGTAAAATTTCCATAACATTTCCACCTCTCTATCTATTTGACAACTCTTTAGAAAAAGCATATTATTTAACCAGGGAAGCAAGCGGGTAACTTGCTCCCCCTTTTGCATCAGGACAACATTTTGTAGATGTGGTCGATTAACTCTATGAGTTTATCAACCAATGTTGTTAGTCCCTGAAGCATTAAGACGATACCATTCATTATCGTCAGCCAGGTAAGAAGTTTCGGCTCCTTATCTGGTTTTTTGTTTTTATTTTGCTTTTTCTTATTAGACATTGTTTTGTCTCCTTTCGTTTTTATTTTGTCCTTACAAGTACATAATACGCTTATGTATTGTCCTTGTCAAGAGCTTTTTTGAAAAACATTTTATTTTTTGTCTTGACTAGGACAAAAAAACATTGTATGCTTTAATAAAATATAGAAATGAGGTGATTAAATGACTGCATTAGAAACTCTGAAACTGATATTGGGACTGATACAGATAGCATTAGGAATAACAACCGTTGTTATTGGAATAAAGATTTTGAAAGAAAAGAGGTAATTAAATAACTGCATGGGAAATTTTTAAATTTATATTCGATATTGGTTCTGTTATATGTGATGCAATATTGATTGTATTTCTGGCAAAATATTTAAATGCAATTCATAATGATGATAATGAAGAGGAGGATTGATATTTTGGAACTTCATGAAAGAATTAGATACTTAAGAAAAAATACTTTGAAAATGTCTCAAACTGAATTTGCCGAAAAATTAGGTGTTACACGCACTGTCATAAAAAATATTGAATTAAACGTTCTTGCACGCCCGGAGCAAAAACTTTCATTACTCAAATTGATGTGCAAAGAATTTAATGTAAGTGAAAAATGGCTTTTAGACGGTGAGGGTGAAATGTTTGTCAGCGATGAAACAGAGTACAATGCACTTATTGAACAGATGCTGTCAAGTGAAAATGAGTTTGTGAAAAATATTTTTAAAACATTTGCTCTCTTCGATGAGAAAGACTGGGAAGCGTTGCAGCATATGGTAGAAAAGTATAACTCTGTTGCCGACTCAGATGGCATATTACGATATGATGAAAATCCCGCAGCTTTAGTTCCTAATACTCCGGAAGAATTAGAAAAGATAGCCCCGCCTATCCAGGTGGAAAAAAACGAGGTGAGTTGATACACTCACCCCTTTTTACATTTATTTGAATATTATCAGTATTGTATCTCCTGCAAATGCAAGGTTATAGTAAATTGTTTTTGTGCTTCTGTAATAAATTGCATATATAGTTCTTTGATAATAATTTATGTATTTTCTCCTCATATACTCCCCCTGTTCTGTAAAGGGTGAGTGTGTAGAGTAAGTATAAAACAAAATACAGACATACTCTTAAAAATCTCCTGATGTAAATTCAAGAGATTTTTTTGACATTTTTAGTCGATATTGGTATTATTAAATTGCAATTTATAAAAAGGAGGTTACATAATGAACAACATTAATTACAAAAAATTTTCTGAAATAAATTTAAACGACTCTTTTTTTGACTCATTACGCCAAGATTACGATGGTTTTGATGAATGGTTTAAGAGGAAAAAAGATCAGTCCGCACTTGTACAATACGATGATAGCAATCGAATAACAGGTTTTTTATACTTAAAAATCGAAAAACAAATTGTAAGTGACACGATACCTAATATTACGGCAAATACTATTTTAAAAGTAGGCACTTTTAAGATTGAAGCTCATGGCACTAAAATGGGAGAACAATTTATAAAAAAAATTATGGACTGTGCCGTAAATAATAATGTAGATGTATGTTATGCAACAATATTTCCAAAACAGATTGCTCTCATAAATTTAGTAGAACAATTTGGCTTTAATTTATATGGACAAAAAGGAACTGGCAATCACAAAGAAAATGTATATTTAAAACAGATGAAACTAATTACAAACAATATCTATAAGGACTATCCTTATATCAATACAAACTTTGCACGAAAATACTTGTTAAGTATTTATCCTAAATATCATTCAATAATGTTTCCTGATTCTATTTTAAGAACGGAAAACCCAAACACTATTAAGGATGTTTCATATTCTAATTCGATAAACAAAATATATGTTTGTACCATGTCGCAAGTCACAGACTTAAATTATGGGGATATTGTTGTACTTTATCGAACCGCAGAACCTGGACAATATGCTAAATATACAGCCGTTGCCACATCTATCTGTGTTGTAGAAAGTGTAAAAAATCAAAATGAATTTGCATCTTTTGATGAATTTTACAAATATTCATGTAAATATAATTTATTTAACCGTGATGATTTAGAATATTGGTACAATAAAGGTAATTGCAAAGCAATTAAAATGACATATAATGCAGCTTTTAAACAAAGAATTGTCCGCAATGATTTACTAGTAGACATAGGTTTAGACGCAAGTCTTTATTGGGGTTTTTTTGAATTAACCGATAAGCAATTTCATGAAATAGCTCAAATAGGACTTGTAGATAATATTTTATTATAAAACTAATGTTCGATATCTATTGTAAAACTTGACTATTTATATTATAATATATATAAAAAAGAAACGGAGATGAAAACAATGTGCTCAATATTATTATCAATAAATCCTAAACATGTTGAAAACATATTAAATGGTACCAAAGAATATGAATTTAGAAAAACAGCATGTAAAAAGCATGTAGATAAAATTATTATCTATTCTACATCTCCTATTATGAAGGTTGTCGGAGAAGCCGAAGTAGACGATATCCTTATTGGTTCCCCTGAAATGATATGGCAATTAACTGAAAAAAAATCCGGCATAGATAAAATATTTTTTGATGAGTATTACAAAAACAAAACGGAGGCTGTCGCATACAAACTAAAAAATGTTATAAAGTACAATTCTCCAAAGACATTAAATGATTATGGTGTACATAACGCACCACAGTCTTACCAGTATATAAATTGAATTTGTTATTATATAAAGCACCTCTCGTACGAGAGGTGCTGTTTTTACATTTTTGTATATTGCAAATACTTTTTGCATATGATATAATGTCGGTAGACAAAGAGAAGCTATTGTTCCATAGCGAACACAAAACAAAACCCCCGATGTTGCCGCATCGGGGGTTTTTATTCCTATTTTGATGTGGAAGGCTTAATACCACAGGTTAGTTGCCGATTATTCATTACCATCTAACCATTTGATGATGTAATGACAAATCACACCACCCATGACAGTAACAAAAAGAGAGGCTATATACTCCATAACAAACACCTCCTTCCCTTGCCGGTATAGGAGAGGCAACAAACCTATATTATCATATAAGATGACATTTTTCTACAACATTTTCCAAACAACTAATCTTAAAAATGGGAGGTGCTGTTTTTACATTTTTGTATATTGCAAATACTTTTTACATACGATATAATGTCGGTAGACAAAGATATCATATGTCCATGTCGGACGATACACGAACCCCCGAAAGTCTCACACACTTTCGGGGGTTTATTTTCTTTTCTGTTTAATAATTTCTTTTTGTTTAAGTTGCACCGGTGCAACTACTTTTATTCATAAAGCATTATTAGCATTCTTCTATTCCTTCCTCAATTTCTTGCTCTACCACCGCAATTTCACAATCTTCATCATATATCTCATCGTTTTCTATTTCCTCATATTGCATTATTTCTGAATCTATACGTTCAATCTCCCCATCAACTTTTTCCCTTATTTCATTCCCTATTCCTCTTAAAAAAAACTGTTTTAACTTTATTGACCACTCATTTTTATCTTTGTCTTTATTGTATCCACTAATTATGCCAGGTAAAATATATTTGCATACTAAAATAAACAGTTTTGCCTTGTCATTAACTCCCATTTCCCTTATGTCAATACTTAAAGCCCCTGAATATGTATTCTCATACACTTTTCCAGAATTTCCAATATATAATTCAATATTTAATTCCTCTTTCTCATATTGAATAATAGGACGCAAAGCTCGTAAACTTTCTTCTCCAAGTAACATTCCCAAAGTTCCAAGTAGTGCCGTCACTCTTTTTCCAACACCTCTTGTTGCATTTACCTTATCCTCAGTCCGACCTAAGTAACTATAAATTCCATTCAAATATATCAATGGTTCCTTCAATATAGGCTTATCTGGAAGCTCCCTCATTCTATAAAAAAACCAATATAATAAATCCTCATTTACCTGATCATCAGGATTAACTTCACCCCATTTTTCTTTATCTGCAAAAATTTTCTTAATAACTCTTTGTGCATTTCCATACGACTGCAAAATTACAATTCCAACATAATCCGCCCTTTCATAACTTACAACTTCTACAATACTATCGACAACAATATACTCATTTATATCATGATCGAATTTACATCCCTGAATATTGATGTCAAAAAATGCATATCTCTCACTTTTATCATTTATAGCTAACTCCATAATTTCTATATTTCTATTACCACCATTTATCTCGCTTTTGAGTTTTTTTAAACCATATTTCGGTGACGATTGCCTATAATATGTTCTGTTTTCATTTATCTTGTTTATAAAATCCTCTAAATTATTAAATTTATTTAATTTATAAACTGTGTAATTTATCATTAAAAATCACTCCTCTATATGTATAAGTTTCATAGTACATGGATTACCTCTCCACATAAATTTTCTAACTCTCCCCTCTACATAAAGCTCAGTATGTATTTTACCTTCCCATCTTATAGTTTTATTCGATACAAATGCTAATCTAAAATATAACTTTCCATCTTTTTCCCCAAAAGACACAATCTTATTTAAATCAACTTTTACTTCTTTACAATCATCCGAAATTTTCAGAATTCCGTCATACTGCTCTTTTCTATCTATTTCAATCGCTGTATAATCAGTATTGCATATTTTCAAATATGCTGGTTTATTGCTTCCAAAAACTTTTTTTAAAATTTTATTTCTATAATCAACTTTAAGTATAAAATTTAAATACGAAGCTCTCTGACAATCAACTTCTAGCTCACTTAACCCTCTAGGATTTTCTATTCCTATTTCTACCTTAATTGGTGATGCCAAACATTGTATAGCTGTATTTAATATTAAAGTTATAAATGCAGAATCAACTGCTACACTTGTGCTTGAAAATTCAGTCAAATTCTCTATTCTTATTTTTAACGCACTCAAAATACTTACACTTATACTTGTCCTAGAAAAATAAAATACTAATATACATAGAGGTGGCAAAAATTTTATTAAAAAATTAAGACCCTCTTCTCTTCCTAATACACTTATTATGATACATATAACAATTAATATTATAATAATAAATACCAATATCTTCATAAACTATACAATTTCCCTCAATAAATCAATTACCTCATCACATATACTTTCTACATCTATAGCAACAACCCCATTATTATAAATATAAAACGAACACTTTCTTTGTTCCTTTTCAATCCAAAAACTCATATAATTCAAATCAATTCCCTCATCATAATTATACCATTGCAACAAATCCAATAATCTATGCATACTAATATCTTTGTCAATATTATTATTAATGTTATTTATCCATTCACCTATCAAAAGATTGTCATCATTAAACAGTTCGTTGAAGTGTATTTCCTTAATGGTTACACCTTTTTTAACCATACATATTAAAATTTTATAAAAAATACTTGTTGTTATTATATATTGCATTGCTGAGAGCTCAGACATATCATCCAGTAACTTCTTGTATCCATTTTTCATATAATCGTATTCAACAGCTAAAACAGACTCCGTTATTCTTATAAAATTTCTTTTTTCATTTAACTTTTTTAATGTAAAATCCACTTTATTTTTACTAATCTTAAAAATTTTATATTGTCTTTGCATGATAAAGTCCTCCTCTCTTTAAATATATTCCTCTACTACATCATTATAACATAACAAAGAAAAAAAGTAAAAAAAAATACACCTTTTTTCAAAAAAATTCAATTTTATTATACTTTTTGCCCATTTTTTATCAAATTTGCTTTTTCATACTACCTATTGTATATTAAATCTATCATCTACAAACTTTTATAATTTTCTGTATCCAAAATTTACGCAACTAATAAAGGAGGTCCCCACATGGTAGCCATATATGTCCGCCAATCACTCGACAAAAAAGACTCCCTCTCCATCGAGTCACAGATAAACGACTGTATCACACTTTGCAAAAGAAACGGCTGGGATGATTACCAAGTCTACAAAGACAAAGGCTGGTCTGCAAAAAACCTCGACCGTCCGGAGTTTCAGAAAATGAACAATGATGTTGAAGCTGGGAAAATAAAGGCTGTTGTCTGCTACAAGATTGACCGTATAAGCCGAAGCATCCGTGATCTTGTTAATCTTATCGAGGATTATCATGAACTCGGTGTTCACTTTGTTTCTTTTGCCGACAATATCAACACTGCTGCCCCCGGCGGTCTTATGATGGCTACTCTCTTTGGCTCGCTGGCACAGATGGAGCGTGAAGCTATCATCGCAAGAGTGACAGACAACTACTATTACCGCTGTGAACTTGGTTATTGGGGTGGCGGTCCTGCTCCGTACGGCTTTAACCTTAAAAAGATTGTGGAGAACGGCCAGAAGCACACTGTTCTTGAGATAAACGAACGGGAAGCGGCGGTGGTAAAACAGTTCTTTAAATGGTATCTCGAACCTGATGGAACTATATATGAGATACTTAAAAAGGCGGACAAAGCGGGTATCACGACACGAAAAGGCGGTGCATGGACTTCCAGAGTTATTTCCGAGCTTTTATCCAAGCCCATGTATGCCCCTAACTCTATGGATATTTACAATTTTTATGCAGCACAGGGAGTGCGTGTGCGTGTTACTCCTGAACAGTGCGACGGCAAACTTTCTCTCAATGTTTTTGGCAGGCGTGACAGAGGTAGCAAACATCCAAAGCGTTCCCGCCCGGTAAATGAAATGACTCTCGCTATCTGTAAAAATCCACCTATTATCGACAGTGATACTTTCCTTAAAACACAATTTAAGAAAAAAGCTAAGCTGCAGGTTTCTCCACGCACCGGTACGGCAAAAACGACTATGCTCAGCGGTCTTGTAAAGTGTGCCATATGTGGCAGGGCAATGTCTCCTAGCGGCAGTTCCCGTGGTGTCAGATATTTTACCTGTTCCGGTAAGAGAAATTATGCAGCCGGTACTTGTACTTCAAAAAGTATAAAGGTATCGGCTTTAGAAAAAATTGTCATTGATGATATTCTCCGATATGCAACAAATCCAAAAGTCATTGATATGTTTCATGCAATGCAAGGCTCTAAACTCACGGCAGAACAAAGCCATGAAGTAAATCTTTTACAGCAGGAGGCGGCAAAACTTGATATTGAGATTGATAATCTTCTAGATGCCTGCTCTGCCGGTAATACTACCGCCATTGAATATCTGAACAAACGAATTGAAAGGATTGATACCAGAAAACACGAAATCCTAACCAGAATAAATGAGATTAAAAGAGACACAGAAAATGTCATCAGCCTTTTTTCAGGCATTGAGATTGAAAATGTCCCCTACATTCTTGCACATGGTTCCATAGCTGAAAAAAAGAATGTATGTCAGTTTTTGCTGAGTAGTGTCTTGTTCACAAACGCTGATGATGTAAAAGTCTATTATAAGATGTAAACTATATTGACATTTTCACCGTATTGTATATATTATATTAACAAAAAGCCCTGTTTTATGGGCTTTTTGTTGTACTTCATACAGTGTCTAGTGTATCAACATCCCACTGTATCGCATGATAACCACATTTTTCTGCACTTTCAATAAGCACATCATTATAATCACCATATGGTGGTCTGAAAACTTTCATGTCATATCCGGTGAGCTTTTTTACTTTATTATGTACTTTCGTTATTTCATCTTCACATTCAGCCGCAGAAATTGTTGACATTTGTTTGTGGTTTTGACTGTGGTTTCCAAGTTCGTGACCTGCCTTATAGAGTGCCTTTACATCATCAGGATAAGTATCGACCCAGCCACCGGTCATAAAGAAAGTTACATGCAC